TTGAGATGTTCTTAAAAGGTTGTGGATTTAGTTTTAATGGACAATTAGATTTTGTCGATGACCATAGTAATAGTTTTGATTATGGTGAAGAACCACCTGAATGGCGAACCGAAGAATTTAAAACATCAAAGTTTGATTTTTCGGAGATTCAAAAACTTAATTGGCCATTTCCTAGACAAGATGAGAGCTCAGACAAATAATGCCTACAAAAGACGAGATGGTAAAATTTGCTAGAGCAATTGATGGTCTAGTGGCAAATACAGATTATAATTACATTGAAGCCATCGTTGAATACTGTAAGCAAACTGGATTAGAAATTGAAGTAGCCGCCACTTTGGTGAATGCTAATTTAAAATCTAAGTTAACGGCTGACGCAATGGATTTAAATTTACTGAAAGAAAAAGGATCACGATTACCAATATGATTGATGGTTATGAAGCGTTTAGTATGTATCAATCGCTCAAATTACATTTCAACCAACAATCATATGATTTCTTTAAGTATAACGGCAAGACAAACACATCAAAAATGGTCTTTGAGAATCGCAAGGACAAATACCACTTTTATAAGTTAGCCCGTAAGGTAACACAGAAAGACGATTTGGTTTCTTTTCTGGTTGCTAACTTTGTAGAAAATGAAAATGTTTGGGTTGGTGATTTATTGACAGAAGATGCCGAAGTGAATTTTCGCAAGCATCAAAAGATTATTCAATCGCTGTCGTATATTTTTGAGAATGATTGTAAAGTTATTTTTGAAGATTGTAAAGAACCGAATGATGTAATACGGGTGGTTGATGGTGAGTATCCAATACTGTTAAAGAAAGCTTTGCGTAAGGAGATTCATGTTGAAACTCTTTGCCTGTTAGCACAAATACTAGGTTTCTTGCCTATGTGGAACAAAAAAATTACCGACACAATTCGTTGGCCAGAATACCAAAAGAAGCTAACGAAATATGCCCACTTTTTACCGCAAGATATGGTAAAATATAAATTGATACTTAAAAAGATTATATAATGATTAAAACGATATACCTAGACATGGATGGTGTGATTGCTGACTTTGAAAAGAAGTTTATTGAATTATATGGATTTTTATCATTGGCCAAAAGAGACCGAAAAACTTGGTCAAAAGATTGGGAAGATTTCATATTAAACCAAAAAGCTTTTGAGGAGTTAGATTGGTTTTCTGGTGGCCAAGAGTTGTTAGCATACATTCGCAAGCATCCAGGTATTCATGTTGAAATACTATCTTCATCTGGTGGTGAGAAGTTTCATGGTGAAGTAACTGTTCAAAAAAACAATTGGTTAAAAAAACATGGAATTAATTATAAAGCCAATATTGTGCCTGGTCGTAGGCATAAAAAAGATTGGGCGAATCCTAGTTCGGTAATTATTGATGATACACCTGATGTAATTACGGCATGGAACAAAGCAGGTGGTGTAGGCATACTTCACAAAGATGTTAAAGAAACCATGAAAACGCTTGACACGCTACTAAATAAATGATATACTATGTTTATGTGAATAAGTCGTTTATACATCGCTAATATTAATACTCCGTTTATACGAAAGGAAATACTATGAGTAGTTTTGCAAACCTAAAGCGTGGCCGTTCTGACCTCGCTAAACTCACAAAAGCAATTGAAGCAACATCACAACCCGCTGAAGCTGGTTCTAAAGATGATACTCGTTTTTGGCAACCAGAAGTAGATAAAGCAGGCAATGGTATGGCAGTTATTCGTTTTCTACCAGCACCAGCTGCTGATGGTGATGATGCTCTTCCATGGGTTCGTGTTTTCTCACACGGCTTCCAAGGACCTGGTGGTTGGTTCATTGATAATTGCTTAACAACAGTTAATGAAAAATGTCCCGTCTGTGAGCACAACAGCACATTATGGAATTCTGGCATTGAAGCAAATAAAGATATCGCAAGAAAGCAAAAGCGTAAACTATCTTATGTTGCTAATATTTTGGTTATTTCTGACCCAAGTAATCCTGCCAACGAAGGCCAAGTAAGATTATACAAATTTGGTAAGAAGATTTTTGATAAGATTACAGAGGCGATGAATCCTGATTTTGCTGATGAAACACCAGTTAACCCATTTGATATGTGGGAAGGTGCTAACTTCAAATTAAAGATTCGTAATGTTGAAGGCTATCGTAATTATGATAAATCAGAGTTTGCAAGTAAGTCAGCAATCTTTGAAGGTGATGATGAGAAACTTGAGCAACTTTGGAAATCAGAGTTTGGTTTAAAAGAGTTTTCTGAGAAGAAGCAATTTAAACCTTATGAGCAATTGAAATCTCGTCTGGATAAAGTTCTTGGTTTTGAAGGTACTGTAGCACCTAAAACTAAAGCAATTGATAGTTTAGATACTCTGAAGGAAGAAGATGTTCCTTTTGATACCTCTAGTGTTGAAGATGAGGACTTAGATTACTTTAAGTCGCTCGCTGAAACGAAGTAAACAATCCCATGCAAGTGCTAAACCCCGCTTCGGCGGGGTTTTTTATGCGGCTCTGGCGGCCAACATGCCAGCAGTATCTCTAGGTTTACTTGCTGCAGCCATTTCGTTTTTGTTTATCTTAGTGTTATTGGTTGTTGAAGCATTAATAATAACTGGTGTAGATGGTTTTGCTTGTTGTCTTTGACCTGCCGCAACATCACTTGAAGCCGCAGCAACTTGTGTTCCTGTTGATGGTGGACTTGCAGCTGGGCCAATTGTTTCTTTTTTACCACTATTTACTTCAATAGGTTTACCACTCTTATCTGCTACGAGTGTTGGTGCGCCAGGATTAACAGGATTGTCTGCTGTTGGAACACTTCCAGATGGTTGAATATGCCAATCTTCATTTGCAACTGGTCGTGAAAGCCCATATGATTCTAACCAACCTGTTGGTGCTGTTCTTGGTCCAGCAAGAGCATTTAGTCCCGCAGCTCCTTTGGAATTAATATCAAGTGCAAAGCCTTTAAGATGGAAACTTCCTTTACCTTTACCAAGAGGTGGCATAGGTTCAGCAACCAATTTTCTTGCAGCGGCTTCGTTGCCTCCTAACTCCGCAACTTTCTTATCATATAACTCTTTTTGTTTTTCATTACTACGGACACCAGAGGTAACTAAAAGTGATTTTCCTGTTTTTGCTTTAAAATCTGCGGCCATAGCGGCCACTCTTTTTTCAAATTCAGGATTTAAACCAGAAGTATCAACGCCTGATTGTAGTGTTGCAACTCCAGATAAACCGCCGGCAGGTGCTTTTATTTCTCCTGCAGGACTTGGTGCAGTTGGAGGTGGCGGAGTTGCTGGCGCTGGCGCCGCTGGTGTTGGAGCTGGTGAAGGCGCTGGTGCTGCTGGTGTTGGAGTTGGCGCTGGTGCTTCAGCCGGTTTTTGAACAGGTTTTTCTTTTGGCTTTCCTTTTTTTTCAGCTTCTTTTTCCGCTTCTTTTTTTACTTTTTCTTCGTCCAATTTTGGAACATCACCTTTTGGTTCAATCTTAAAACCAAAAAATTCTTTTATTTTATCTATTTTATCTGTTATAAAACTAACAATTTTATCATAAATTTCTTTTACCTTATCGGTAAACGGCTTAAAAAATTCTGCTACATTAGAAGTAATTTCATCTATTATTTCACCGATGCTTTCTTTCAAATTATCTATAAAAGTCACTACTCCTTCTTTTAAAGAATCAAACATTTCTCCAATATTTCCCATAAACTCTTTAAAACCCTCAACGATTGGGTCAAAAATTGAAGATTGAAGAATTACATATAAAAATGATAAGCCTCCAAAAGCAAGCATTATATTTGATGGACTAAAAATTTTTGCGTATTTGGCAATTTTACTAGCAATAGAAACTATTTTTCCTCCAGCTTTTGTTCCCTTAAATTTTGTGAAAGCTTCTCCAACAGCTTTGCCTGCTTTTGAACTTTTAAGTTTATCAAATGCTTTACCAACAAGAGATGGTTTTTTTTCTTCTTCCGTTTCTTTTGGGACAACCGTGGCTTTTGCAACATCAACCTCTAACTTTTTATCAATTTGGTCAGGAGTGAGAATGTGCATATCGGTCTGACCACTCTTTCGTGGTTCACCACCAACAGCTTTTAAAAGTAATTGTATATTTTGACTAGCAACATTTAAATCACGAGCTATTCCTTTTAGATGAAGAAAATTCTTAGCACCTACTTTTAAAAATGCCAAAGATTTAGCAAGTTGTTCTTTTAGTTCGTCTTTTTGTTCTTCTGCCATTTTGCTTATGCCATTGCGTATAGGTTAGCAAATTCAGTATCATATACATCAGCAATTTTTGGTTGTGAACCGCCGGTTGATCCTGACGAATTATTTGTTGAAGAAGCATCAACTGAAGAACCCATGTCAGCAGATGATTCCATTCTTTGAGCTTCTGCAATTTCAGCAGAAGCGTCCGATAATTCAGATCCAGATTCTGGTGGAGTTGCTGCTAATTCAGATGGTGATGATGCTTGTTCTCCGCCGGCAGAAGAAGCAGAAACTTCTCCGCCTCCACCGCCGCCACTACCGCCACCAGCTGGAGCGGTTGCAGGCGGAGTAACAGGAGTTGGTTGTTTTGGCGGTGTCACACCTATCTCTCCTGTTGCACCATTGATTGTTTTTGTTACTGGAGCTCCGCTAGCATCTTTTCCTTGGTATTCAACTACCGATTTATTGTCAATTGCTTGAACAATTTTATCCATTTCATCTTGACTTCCAATTTTAGAAGCAGGAATTGAAACACCTTTATAGATTAAAGAATTGCTTTCATTATCAAATAAAGCACCTGAAGGTAATTTTATTTGTTCACCACTAGCAGTCATTAAAGCTTTTGGTTGATTACCAATATCTGGAGTTGGAGAACTACTTTCTTCTCCACCAGGCATACTTGAACCAGATGGTGCTTTAGCTCCAGATTTTTGTAAATCTTTATCTTCTTTTGCTTTTATTGGCCGGTTTGAGAATTCAGGTTCTTCACTTTTCGTATTTGATTTAAATGGATAATAAGGCCCTATATCTTTACCAAAAAATGTTCCAAGTTTTGGAATACCAACATTATTAACTATCCAATCTTTTACAGTATAATAGATTCCTTTAATCCCATCAATAAGAGGTTCTAAGAAATTTCCTATTGCATCAAAAAATGAATTAACATCTTCTTCACCAAGAAAACCTAATGTTAAAAAATTAAGAATACCACCTAAAAAAGCCTTATAAGCATCAAATAAACTTCCTGTTTCTTGATACTTTTTAAACCCATCTATAATACCAGAAAATAAAGAACCTATAATTGCACCAATAACAAAAACTTTACCCAAAGTTTTCAGTATAGTTTTTGGATTGAAAAGCATTTTAAGGCCTTTCATCAATCCATTTTTAATTAAATCAATAATCGTGCCTAGTAAACCACCACCATCTTCATCTTTTTTTTCTGCTGTTGGTGCGGCCGCAGCTGCAGGTGCTTCTTTTTTTTGTTTTGATGCTTCTAAATCAGCTTCTTTTTTATCTTCGGCCGCAAAAAAATCTATATCTTTACTTCTTTCTTTTTCAGAGTCATTTAATACTTGACCTGTTGAAGAATCTCCTAGAGGTGAAGGTTTAAAATCAGATTTTGTTGCGTATGCTTTTTTTCCTTTTTCTTGCGGACCTGCAAATATTTTAACAAGCTTTTGTAAATTTTGGCGAAGAACATTTGTATCTCTTGCCATGCCAGGCAAAACTAAAGCGCTCTTTGCTAAAATTCCAAGATAAGAAGAAGCATCACCGCCACCGCCTCCTTTTTCTCCACTTTTTTGTTCTCCTTCATCTCCTTCTTTTGTTGGAGATTTTTCACCAGCGTATTTTTTCTTTAATTTTCCACGAGCAAAAGCAGAAATAAAGCCTGGACCACCAAATGTTTTTTCTAATGCTCTTTTTTTAATATTTCCAAGAGAGAGTGTTTCTTTGAAATCTTTAAAACCACCAGCCACAGATTGGCCTAAACCTTGGCCTCCAGCTAAGCGTTTTTTAATTCCAACACCAAAGCCAGAGCCAACTTCACGGCCTCCAAGAAAACCAGTTCCCGCACCGCCGGCACCACCAATGTTACCCATTGCTCCTCTGGTGCCACGGCCAACTTCTTCTTTACCTAAAGCTTCTTTTAGCTCGTCAGCATTCTTATAGCCTAGTTCTTTAGCTAAAGGTTGAAGAATAGAAAACTCGTTTATTTTTTTTGCCATTATCGTTTTTTACTTTGTTTCTGTAGCTCTATGCGCTCTTTTTCTTCTTGTAAGTATTTAATTAACAAACTAACATAAATGCTTCTTTCCCACGGCATCATGTTTTCCAATTCTGACAAACTATATTTGTGATGTTGCATTAAAGCAAAATTTGTTTCATAATAGTTTCTCAATGTATCATAACGAAATATTAGACGAAAAAACTTTGCATGCCCTTTATGGTAATATCTTCTTCATATTCACATTTTGGACATTTGAAATGAACATCCTTTTTAATTTCAGGCATTGTATCAAAGAATTGCTTAATCTTTTCTAAATCTTTTTGTTGCATGCTATCAATAAATTCTTCTAGTTCTTCTCGTGTAGAATCTTTGGCATAATATAGTTGCTCTTTATCGTAAACATAGTCAATACAATCGGCCAGCACCTTAGACATTACTTCATTTTCATCAAGATTTTCATATCGTTGAATCATGTCAAAAGTAGGATATTTTAAACAAACTCCAAGATTTTCAGTAATTTGAATTTTATTAATGTGGGTTTCTTCTTTTTTTGGCTCTAGTTCTAAAAGATTTATTTTAAAATCTACTTTGCCATCACATTTTTTATCTTCGCCAGCTTCTGTTTTAAATGTATTGTTACACTTATAACGCAACTCAACAACTTCTTCTACCGAACGAGCCCGCAAGTTTAAAAACAAATACTCTAAATCAAAAGTAGGCAATTGGTCAATGTCAATTTCGTCAAGCACACAATTCTTTAGCACCTGACGGATTACATTTACAACTTCTTTTGGTTCATCTGATTCAGATGCCATTAAAAACAATTTTTGTTCTTTGACAAGAAATGGCCGAAAACGAATTGTTTTGCCACTGGACACCAGTTTTAATTCATGGATAGGAACATCTAATTTTGGTAACATAGTAACCTCGCTTTAGTAATTAAATTCAAAACCCAAATGGTAATTTTGTTGTTGCTTTTCCAAAAGGCAACAATCTTGAAGCTGCAGAACCAAGTAACGCTGTACCGGCTGCAGCTAAATCGTATCCTCCTTGGTAAACTGGACGATACTTTTGATATGCAAACTGAATTGAAAGCCGATGAAAACCATCTTCACTCCAACTCAATGTTTGCGGTGCTATTCCAATTGGAAAAGCATCAATTAGTTCAACTACATAAATCTTTTTAATAAACTCATCATACTGTATAATTTGAATATTAATCATGTAGCGTGATGTTTGACTTTTTGGAAATCTCAAATTGTTTGTATCGGATGGATGAATTGCTTCCATCCAACGGTCAAAAAGCTTACGCTCAAAGAAGTCGTTGGTACATAAGAAAGTCAAAGTGGTATCGGTATATTGTGTTTGATACGGCACTTTAAAAGTTGGTCCGTATATTTTTACATCGGCAGTTTGAAGTGTTTTTCCAGGCAATTCTGCCGATTCACATTGGAGAGCAAGATAACGAGTAACTGAAGGGTTAG